CCGGTCTCGAAAACAGCAACGATATCCATTGCCAACAAACCGTATCGGTGATCACAGAAAGCCACGAAGTCGTCATACGTCAAAACAAAATCTTCGAAAATCTTCTGTTTGACGTTACTTAACGTTATGCCGGCTTCTTTGGCATTCCATGACAGGGCGTCACCAAATCCTGCTTCAAGAGCTTCCTTTCGTTCGCGTTCAACACAAGAAATCTCGTGTTTTGCGCGATCGAGAAAAATGTCACGAAGACAGGGAAGGAATCGAAACTCGTACGCGTATCCAATTGACTTGCCTAACATGTAGGCGTGGTCAGACACGGCCAAGTTGCGGTTTGCCCTCATGTTAAACCTGCCGAGCGCTTTCCCCAAAAGGGGCACCGTGAGGTGAGTCGCTCCGCAAGGTACAAACAATTTGGACAAAAAAGTGCAGTCCAATTGGTGGGAATGTCGTGAGACTTTCGCCACCATCTGGGCTTGTTGGGCCACACTTTCATAACGCTTGGCCGCGTACCTGGGTAAACCAAATACGCGGGCGAGCATGTCATCCCCCAGAATTAAACATCGGCTCCCGAGGGAACCGATCGAATTGACAAAAGAAAAGTATATGGACGCATTCCACAAACAGTTTCGGAAGGTCGTATCCGTCGCACCGGTTGCCAATTGATTATCGATACGGGCAACAAGCCCGTGTCGACGATTCTTGACTTGGAAATGGTTACATTTGCTGTGAAGGCGAATGAACCATTCGGGGCAACCTAGACGACGCATAGCCATCATTTCTATAAGGAGAACGTCTTTGCACTGCCGCATATCGTTGGCAGAAAAGTCGCTCTCGAGGAAATCTCCGTTAACTTCTTGTAGGAAGTCCACATACTGAGGGGGCGTGCGCTTGTAGGCCACGCGAACCTTGTGGGGGCCCGACATTTGGTCGCAACCCAAACTCAAACGAGACATTAGCTCGCAAAACATCGGTCCTGAAATGGCATTGTACAAATCAGTGCCTTTGTATATGACTCGCGGAGCCCAATTAGGCTTGTGCCCCACGAGTAGGGCTTCACACTTGACAAAAATCTCCTTGGAATGGAAATCTTTGGTAGAAACCCCAGAAAAATCAACAAGGGCACGACGCATACGTGCTTGCTTTTCTGGACCGAATTTTGAGACCCAGGTCTCGAAGAGAATGGAGCTCCACTCAAATGTGGGGAAGGGGATTGGGGAAACGCAATTAATGAAAGAAAGGGAACCGGACACTACTGAAGGTCCGGCCCGTTTTGCGTTGAAATAATTGCAC